TGAAAAAGAGTATGGAACAGCTGATGTAGATATTCAAACAGGTATCATAAACTACCCAAAGGAAAATGGCGAAGCTGATTCGTAAAATATCCGTAGGCAAAGATTACAAGAATGACGCTATGCACTACGCCGTGGGGCAAGAAGTGTATGGTGGTCATACTATCTGCGATATAATAGAAGAAGACGATAAGTTTTCTGTCTATATCAAAAAGAAAAAAGATGTATTGCCTTGGAAAGACTTTAACAAGAACATGGCGGTATCTGTAGAATATAATCTCGAATACTAATGAAAAGTGTTTACAACTTTGTTGTAAAACCAAAAGGAGAAAGATATAACAATATTAAAAAACTAGATGGTGGAGAGTTGATTCTTAATACAGAAATTTTCAACCATCAATATGTTAATAGAGAAGCAGAGGTTATATCAACCCCTATAATTGGTGGTACAGACATACAACCAGGAGATACAGTTATAGTCCATCATAACGTATTTCGTAGATGGCATGATATAAAGGGTATTGAAAAGAATAGTAGAAGTTATTTCAACGAAGACACTTACTTTATAAACGATGACCAAATCTTTTTGTATAAGAGAGATGATAAGTGGATGGCTCCAAAAGGATATTGTTTTGTAATGCCCTTAAAAGCACAAAATCCATTTAACATAGATATGGAAAAACCTTTACAGGGTATCGTTAAATATTCAGACGGTACAGTTGAGGTTGGTGATCTAGTTGGTTTTAGACCAAGTAGTCAATACGAGTTTATCGTCGATGGCGAGAGACTATACAGAGTTTTATCTAATTTTATTACAATCAAATATGAATATCAAGGAGACGAAGAAGAATATAATCCAAGCTGGGCACAAGGCAGTTGAAGAGCTGATTAAGGTAGCTAAGGAGGCAATCGTTGATTCAGACGATGATATATCAGCAGATAGACTAAAGAATGCCGCGGCTACTAAAAAACTAGCTATATTTGACGCATTTGAAATACTTAACAGAATTCAAGAGGAAGAGAACTTGCTTGAGGGAAAAACACCTGAAGAGACAAAGGAAAAAATCTTTAAAGGATTCGCAGAAGGTAGATCTAAGTAATGTACGAGCAAAGTTTAGTTAAGACAGTTGAACCCGTCAAGATAACTACTATTAGTCGTCTTAATAAAGGTAAGAAATGGAAGTACGGCTATAATAAAGAACATGATATTATAGTATTATCTCACAGTGGTCAAATAGGTGAAATTATAGAAATACAGAATCTAGTTATTGCTTTACCTAAAATACCCAAAGATGTATATAAAAGTTCGAAAGATAAATGGGTGAAAGAAGAATATCCCAAAGAGTTACAGCGAATTAAAAATATATTTGATTGGAGAGTTTATCCAGATGAACAAAAAGAACAATGGCACGATTATATAGACGAGGAGTTTAGAAGAAGAGAAGAAGGTTTTTGGTTCACAAACAGTGGTAAACCAACCTGGATAACAGGTACGCATTATATGTACTTACAATGGAGTAAGATAGATGTAGGTGCTCCAGACTTTAGAGAAGCAAATAGATTGTTCTTTATATTCTGGGAAGCTTGTAAGGCAGATAAGAGATGTTATGGCATGTGTTATCTAAAGAACAGGAGATCAGGATTTTCGTTCATGTCATCTGCAGAAACAGTTAATTTAGCTACTCTTGCAAGTGATAGTAGATATGGTATCTTATCTAAAACAGGTTCAGATGCTAAAAAAATGTTTACAGATAAAGTTGTACCGATTAGTATAAATTATCCGTTTTTCTTTAAACCGATTCAAGATGGTATGGATCGACCTAAAACAGAATTAGCGTATAGAGTTCCAGCGAGTAAGTTTACTCGAAAGAAAATTACAGCTAATGAGAAGTTAGAGGATATACAAGGATTAGATACAACTATAGATTGGAAGAATACTGGAGACAATAGTTATGATGGTGAAAAACTAAATTTACTAGTTCACGATGAAAGTGGTAAGTGGGAGAGACCCGATAATATTTTAAACAACTGGAGAGTTACAAAAACATGTTTACGTTTAGGTAGTAGGATTATCGGTAAATGTATGATGGGCTCGACTTCAAACGCTTTAGATAAAGGTGGAGAAAACTTTAAAAAACTATACAATGCCTCAGATGTCACAAAAAGAAATAGAAATGGTCAGACAAAATCTGGCTTATATTCTCTTTTTATCCCAATGGAATGGAACTACGAAGGATTTATTGATGAATACGGAGTTCCAGTTTTCACTACTCCTGACGTCGATCGACTCGCACCAGATGGTGAATTAATAGATATAGGTGTAATAGATAGTTGGCAAAACGAAGCTGATGGTTTGAAAGATGATCAAGATGCTTTAAATGAGTTTTACCGTCAATTCCCAAGAACGACAGAACACGCGTTTAGAGATGAGACTAAAAATAGTATATTTAACTTAGTTAAACTATACGAACAAATAGATTACAACGAAGAGATGTCTAGAACCCTAGGAATTACAACTGGTAATTTTCAATGGGTGAATGGAATTAAAGATTCTCAAGTAATATTCTATCCAGATCCAAAAGGAAGATTTAAAACTAGTTGGGTTCCACCTCAACAATTACAAAATAGAGTGGTATTAAAAAATGGTATAAAATATCCTGGTAACGAACACATGGGGGCATTTGGTTGTGACTCGTATGATATATCAGGAACCGTAGATGGAATAGGATCTAAAGGAGCATTACACGGCCTAACCAAGTTTAGTATGGAGGACGCTCCTGCGAATAGTTTCTTTTTAGAATACTTATCAAGACCACCTACGGCAGAAATGTTCTTTGAGGATGTTTTGATGGCATTAGCATTTTATGGTATGCCGATACTTGCGGAGAACAATAAACCTAGATTACTATACTATTTAAGAAGAAGAGGATATAGAGGATTCAGCATGAATAGACCAGATAAAATATGGAACAAATTATCTATAGCTGAGAAAGAAATTGGTGGAATACCCAACTCTTCAGAAGATATTAAACAAGCCCACGCAGCAGCAATTGAAATGTATATTCAAGATCATGTAGGAATGAAACAAGATGGGACATTCGGTGATTTGTATTTTAATGACTTACTAAATGATTGGGCTAGATTTGATATAAATAAAAGAACAAAGCATGATGCTTCAATAAGTTCTGGTTTAGCCATTATGGCCAATAATAGACATTTGTATGCTCCAAACGCTAAGGTTGAAAAACCTAAACTAAATATAAACGTTTCCAAGTATAGTAATACTGGAACTAATTCACGAATAATCAAATAATAAATATGGCAGAGTCTGGCATTAAAAGTTATTTCCCGAGTCAAACTGTAAGTGATGCTGAAAAACTCAGTCATGATTATGGTTTAAAAGTAGGTAAGGCAATAGAAACAGAATGGTTTAATAATGATAGAGGTAATGGTAGATATAAATCTAACCAAAATGATTTTCATAACCTAAGATTATATGCTAGAGGTGAGCAGTCTATTCAAAAATATAAGGATGAGTTATCTATAAACGGTGATTTGTCCTATTTAAATTTAGACTGGAAACCAATTCCAATTATATCTAAATTTGTAGATATAGTTGTAAATGGAATGGCTGAAAGAACTTACGATATAAAAGCTTTTTCTCAAGATCCTAACGGAGTTGAAAAGAGAACTGAATATATGGAAGGTATACTGGATGACATGGAGAACGAGAGTTTTAATCAATTTACTCAAGAAGCTTTTGGTGTAGATACTACGAGAAGTAATGAAAAAACCTTACCAGAATCATCTGAAGAACTTCAAATTCACATGCAATTAAACTACAAGCAAGCAGTAGAAATAGCGGAAGAACAGGCTTTGAACACGTTATTTGAAGGTAACAATTATGAATTAACAAAGAAAAGATTTTACTATGATTTAGCTGTGTTGGGTATAGGCGCTGTTAAAACATCATTTAATACATCAGAAGGAGTTGTTATAGATTATGTAGACCCAGCTAACTTAGTGTATTCTCATACTGATTCTCCTTATTTTGAAGATATATATTATGTAGGTGAAGTGAAAACTATTCCAGTAAATGAATTGGCAAAACAATTCCCACATTTATCTGAAAGCGATCTTGAAGAAATAATGAAAAATAAATCTACTAATAGATCTAATTATAATTCAAGACATGCCTACGATAAAGAGGATAATAACACAATTCAAGTTTTGTACTTCAATTATAAAACTTACATGAACGAAGTTTATAAGAATAAAGAAACCGCTACTGGAGGTGAAAAAATTATACCTAAGGATGATACATTTAATCCTCCAGAAAACATGGAGGGAGGTTATGATAAAATGATGCGATCAATAGAATGTCTATATGATGGTGCGATGATTCTTGGAACCGATAGATTACTTAAGTGGGAGATGGCTAAAAATATGATGCGTCCTAAAAGTAATTTTACAAAAGTTAAAATGAGTTATGCTATTGTAGCTCCTAGAATATATGATGGTAGAATAGATTCACTAGTTAAACGTATAACAGGTTTTGCTGATATGATTCAATTAACTCATTTAAAACTTCAACAAGTAATGTCAAGAATGATTCCAGATGGTGTTTACTTAGATGCTGACGGTTTAGCTGAGGTTGATTTAGGTAATGGAACAAACTATAACCCACAAGAAGCTCTAAATATGTTCTTCCAAACTGGTAGTGTTATAGGTAGATCGTTTACTAGCGATGGTGATATGAATCCAGGTAAGGTACCAATTCAAGAAATTAATAGTGGTAGTGGTGGTGGAAAAATACAAACTCTAATAGGTAATTATAATTATTACTTACAAATGATTAGAGATGTAACTGGTCTTAACGAAGCTAGAGACGCTTCTACGCCTGATGTAAATTCTTTAGTTGGTGTACAGAAATTAGCCGCAGCGAACTCTAACACCGCTACAAGACATATATTGCAAGCGGGATTATATTTAACAGCTGAAACGGCAGAATGTTTATCACTTAGAATATCTGATATTATAGAATATTCTCCAACTAGAGATGCTTTTATACAAGCCATAGGTGCTCACAATGTTGCTACACTAAAAGAAATGGGGGAATTACATTTATATGATTTTGGAATATTTTTAAACCTACAACCAGACGAAGAAGAAAAAGGTGCTTTAGAGAATAATATCCAAATGGCCCTTCAACAAGGTGGTATAGAACTGGAAGATGCTATTGATCTTAGGGAGATCAAAAATATTAAACTTGCAAATCAAGTTCTTAAAATACGTAGAAGAAAGAAACAAGAACAAGATCAACAAATGCAGTTGGAACAAACAGAAGCAGAAGGTAGAGCGCAAGCCGAAGCGTCACAAGCCGCAGCTCAAGCAGAAATTCAAAAGACTCAAGCTTTAACAGAGTCTAAAGCTCAAGTAGTCCAATTACAAGGACAATTAGATATGCAGAAGTTACAACAAGAAGCTGAAATAAAAAAGCAGTTGATGCAAATGGAGTTTGAAATGAATATGCAGTTAAAGCAAATGGAGGTTCAAGCGGCTATGGGAAAGGAATCACAAAAAGAAAATAGAAAAGATCAAAGACTACAAGTGCAAGGAATGCAACAAATGCAACTTGCTAACAATAGAGCAGCACAACAAGGGCAACTTGTGGATAGAAGAGGAAAACAACAATCAGGACTAGTAGATAGGAGAAATTCTCAACAATCAGAACTTATAGATCAAAAGCAAATGGGTAAACCACCTAAAAACTTTGAATCCTTAGGCGATGATACTTTAGGAGGTTTTGATTTAGGAAACTTCTAATCTAGTTAAAATTATTAATTATTATTATATTATATTATGGAAGAAAAAGATGAAAACGTAGTTGAAGAAACTACACAAGAAACAAATGAACAAGTTGAGGAAACTCCTCAGGTTGATGAAAGTAAATTTGAATCTGCTGGTGACGACGGTGTTTTGAAGGTAGATTTAAATAAGCCACCACAAGAAAAACAGGTGGAAGAAGTGGAAACCACTAACGAGGTTGAGGAGCAGGAAGCTCCAACGTTAGAAGAGGTTACCGAAGAAGAGACCGTTGAGGCGGAGGAAATAGCAGTAGAAGCAGAGCAAGCTATTAAAGAAAACTTAGAAACCGGTAAGCCGTTACCAGAAAACATCCAAAAATTAATGAATTTTATGGAAGAGACTGGTGGAGATTTAAATGATTACGTTAAACTTAATCAAGATTACAGTAAATTAGATGACAAAAATCTTTTGTATGAGTATTATAGACAAACAAAACCTCATTTAAATAACGAAGAAATTAACTTCCTTATGGAAGACACATTCTCTTACGACGAAGATATAGACGACGATAGAGATATAAGAAAGAAAAAAATAGCGTTAAAAGAGCAAGTTGCCAACGCTAAAAGCCACTTGGACGGGCAAAAGTCCAAATACTATAACGAAATTAAAGCTGGAAGCAAGCTCACTAACGAGCAGCAGAATGCAATTAATTTCTTTAATAGGTACAACAAAGAAGCAGAAGTAAATCAAAAAGCATTTAAAATTAATAGTGATATTTTTAATAAAAAAACTAACGAGGTTTTTAATGACAAATTCAAAGGTTTTGAATATAATGTCGGTGATAAAAAATACCGCTTTAACGTTAACAATGTTGAGGAGACTAAGAATACCCAGAGCAATATAAACAATTTTACCAAAAAGTTTTTGGATAAAAATTCAGCTTTAAAAGACGCTAAAGGTTATCATAAAGCTCTTCATACAGCGATGAACGCGGATGCTGTTGCAAAACACTTTTATGAACAAGGTAAGGCAGATGCTATGAAAGATAGTATTGCTAAATCTAAAAACGTGGATATGAACCCAAGACAAAGTCATGGGGTTATAGAAGCGGGAGGTTTAAAGGTGAAAGTGTTAGGTGATAATTCTTCTGATTTCAAGTTTAAAATTAAAAACAAAAGTAAATAACAATTTAAAATTTAAAAATTATGGCAATTACTGCAGGTAGCAATTTGAATGCTGTTCCGGCTCCGGGGCAACAAACATTAGCTACAAATTATTTAGATCTCAACAGTTCATCTGGATGGGGTCAACAATACGTACCAGATCTAATGGAGAAAGAGGCTGAAGTTTTCGGACCGAGAACTATTTCAGGATTTCTTTCACAAGTTGGAGCTGAAGAATCTATGACTGCTGACCAAGTTATTTGGTCGGAACAAGGTAGATTACACTTATCTTATCTATGCAATATAGATGGTGACAATGTTATCACTATACAATCTGATATTGACGGGCTTGGTTATGGTGCTACTGGTATCACGCAAAAACACGGTATTAGAAAAAATGATACTCTTGTTGTAGCAAACTCTAATGGAGTTTACAAATGTATAGTGGTATCAATGACGGGTACAAACAATTGTGACGTTACGGTTGCTGCTTACGATGGTAGCACGGTCGCTACTTCGGGAGCTACTACCAACAAGGGTACAACTGTATTAGTTTATGGTTCTGAGTACGCTAAAGGAGACAACTATGATGGAAGTTCTACAAGAGGTGCTAATGAACCTACATTTAAATCTTACTCTAACAAGCCGATCATTATGAAAGATTACTATGAGGTATCAGGTTCTGATGCATCTAGAGTTGGTTGGGTTGAAATCGCTGCTGAAGATGGTGGTTCTGGATACCTATGGTATTTAAAAGCTGAAGCTGACACAAGAGCTCGTTTTAACGACTACTTAGAGATGGCAATGTTAGAGGGTGAACTTGCTGATGATGACTCTCACAATTTCGGTGCTGGTGGTTCTGGTACTGCGAACGATGTTGATGCTCATTTAAACGCTACAAGTGGTGACACTGTTGGTACTGAAGGTTTATTTGCTGCTATCACCGATAGGGGTAATTTAACTTCTGGTGTTACTGGTGTTAACGCTGCTACTGATTTAGCTGAATTTGACGCTATCTTAGCTGAGTTTGATAAGCAAGGTGCTATTGAAGAAAACATGATGTTTGTAAACAGAGCTACTTCGTTAGCAATGGATGACATGTTAGCTTCAATGAATTCTTATGGAGCTGGTGGTACTTCTTACGGAGTATTTGACAACTCTGAAGATATGGCATTAAACTTAGGTTTCTCTGGTTTCAGACGTGGATCTTACGATTTCTACAAATCTGACTTTAGATATTTAAATGATCTAGCAACAAGAGGTGGTGTAAATGCTACTGCTGGTGCTAATGCTATTAGAGGAGTTATTATTCCAGCTGGTACTTCAACTGTCTACGATCAAATGTTAGGGAAAAATTTAAAACGTCCGTTTTTACACGTTCGATATAGAGCTTCTCAAACTGACAATAGAAAGATGAAAACTTGGGTTACTGGTTCTGTTGGAGCCTCTACATCTGCTTTAGATGCAATGCAAATCCACATGTTATCTGAAAGATGTTTAGTTACACAAGGTGCTAATAACTTCATGTTAATGAAGTAAGCATTTATTATATTAAGGATCGAGGCTTCGGCCTCGACCCTTTATTTTTATTAATTTTATTATATATTATATTATGGCAAAGAAAAAAGAAACAAAAAAAGTGGTACCAACTCCACAAGTTGTAGAACAACCTATAGTTGTAGAGCAACCAAAAGTTGAAACACTTGCTGTTGAAGAACCAAAAGCAAGAGAAAGAAAAAAACCATCTAATGAGTGGGAAATAAAAGATAGAGTTTACCATTTAAAAGGTAATAAAAAACCGCTTTCTAGATCAATTAAGTCTGCTAATATTTATTATTTTGACGAAGAAAAAGGTTATGAAAGAGAACTCAAGTATTGTCAAAATCAAAAAACTCCATTTGTAGATGAAATGAAAGGCGATCAAAGATTAGAACATATTGTTTTTAGAGGTGGTAGTTTATTCGTAGAAAAAGAAAAAACAACTTTACAAAAACTATTAAGTTTATACCATCCTCATAAAGATCAAATATATTACGAATTCAAACCCTCCGTTATTGCGGCTGATGAAATAGATATTCTAGAACAACAAGTAGAAGCGTTAGTTGCTGCCAGAAATATCGATATTGATATGGCTGAAGCTATTATGCGTGTAGAAAAAGGTTCTGAGGTGTCTAAGTTGAGTTCTAAGGAACTTAGAAGAGATTTACTAGTATTTGCTCGTAACAATCCTAAACTCTTCTTAGAGTTAGCGGATGATGAAAACGTAATGCTAAGAAACTTTGGTATTAGAGCTGTAGAAGCTGGTATACTAAGATTATCTTCTGATCAAAGAAACTTTTTGTGGGGTAGTAACGGAAGAAAGTTAATGATTATACCATTTGACGAACATCCTTACACTGCTTTGGCACATTGGTTTAAAACTGATGAAGGAATGGAGATTTACTCCAATATTGAAAAAAGATTAAACAATTAATCAAACTGTAGATGCAGTCGCTCTACGGGGCGATTGCAAACTACAAATTAAAAAGAAATTATGGCAGTAAGTATAGACAAAGTATATCAAAAAGTTTTAGCGTTAGCTAATAAAGAACAAAGAGGTTATATAACTCCTCAAGAGTTTAACTTATTTGCCGACCACGCTCAGATGGATATTTTTGAGCAATATTTTTATGATTTAGAACAAAGACAAAGAGCGCAAGGTACTGAAATTGATTATGCGGATATAACCACTAATATTGAAGAGAAGATTAGTATATTTGAAAAAAATAATGTACAACTTGGAGTTCAAGGAGGGAATGGGGAAGTTTTTATTAGCGGTGTACTCTCGGATTTTTATAGATTAGGAAATATTAATGTAAGTTATGATGGTTACGAGGGATACTGTGACGCAGATCCAATAAGATTGAGTGAGTTACGAAAATACGAAAAATCACCACTAGGATTATGGGGGAAAACACGACCAGTATATTCTAAATACTCCACGATTTCATCACCTTTTACGGTAAAAATATATCCAGCTCCTACCTCTAATGATAGTGTTTATATTAATTATATAAGAAAACCAAAAAAACCAAATTGGACTTATTTAATAAGTGGAAGTAAAAACGCTTTATACAACCCATCAGCAACTGACCATCAAGATTTTGAATTACACTCTTCTGAAGAAAATAATTTAGTGTTAAAAATATTACAATTAGCTGGAATAGCTATTAAAGATTTCCAATTGACTGGAGTGGCGGGACAAGAAGAAGCGAAAGGTATACAACAAGAAAAACAATAAAATAAATGGGATTAATAAAAGATACGCAAAATATATATTATAATGGTAATGATTTTGGAGGTTATCAATTTACATCTTTAGATGATATTATAACTCAATTTGAAATTGCTTACGTTGGAGAGAATAAGATAATACCAAAAATAAAAAGAGCTGATATCGCTTTTCACGCTATGAGAGCTTTACAAGAATTATCTTTTGATACATTTAAATCTGTAAAAGCTCAAGAAATAGTATTGCCACAATCATTAACAATGATACTTCCTCAAGATTATGTAAATTACACTAAGTTATCTTGGGTTGACTCAGCAGGTATAAAACATCCTTTGTATCCAACTTCCAAAACCTCCAATCCATTTAAAATACAACAATTTGACAGTGGTGTTTATAGTTTTGCCGCGAGTACAGTGCAAGCTATTGTGAATAATTCTGATTTTTCAGGAGATCTTAATCCTAATAATGATTGGGACAATTCAAACGTTCCGAACCAGCCTAGCGTAGAGGACATATCTTCAGGCACAGGAAGCTTAAAAATAACACATGGATCCAAAGCTTTGGGAGCGCCGGTGGGGCAAATTGTCTCTTCTAGGGCGTACGCTATTTGGCAACCTATAGATGTTAGCGGGATGGATACTTTAACTATATCAGCATCTGGTATCTCTGCAGCAGCTTCTAGTGGAGTTAAGGACGCTGGTATATTGAGGTTTGGTATAGTTAGTAGTCTAGATACTCCAGGTGGAACAGCATGGGATAAAGACAAAACAAATCCAAATTCACCTATCCATTATAATCAAGGACCATCTACTTTAAACGAAGCAGCAAGAAACCACTTAACAAATATATTCGATTTACAAACGTCTACTGGCAACCCTAGTTATATAGAGTTTAATGATGGGCTAGGTACCGCTTCAACAAAAACTTTAGAAGACATAAAGGTCTCTGACTATAGTGTTGTTTATCTCGTTATAACTAGTTACATACCAAATTACACAACAGCTTGGACAGTGGGTAATAGTAATGAAAGTTCTAACATTATAGATGACATTGACGTATTGTATGATGGTGTTTTACAAGATTTACAATCAGGAGGAGAATCTACGACTTGGAGTAATTACAAAAGCAATACTCCATCCGAAAATAATAACGACGATTATGAAGATGATACTTATTGGCCGATGGATGGATCAAGATATGGATTAGATCCTCAACACGCTCAAGCTAACGGATCTTTTTATATAGATAATAGAATGGGGAAAATTAATTTTAGTTCTAATATTTCTGGAAAAACTGTGATCTTAGATTATATAAGTGATAGTCTTGGTACCGATGCTGAAATGCAAGTACATAAATTTGCTGAAGATGCTATGTATAAATGGATAGCCCACGCTGTTTTATCCACCTCTTCTTACGGACAAGGATTAGTTAATAGATTAACGAGAGAAAAATTTGCAGCAGTAAGAAAAGCAAAACTAAGGTTATCAAATATAAAAATAGAAGAATTAACTCAAATTTTAAGAGGTAAATCGAAACACATAAAACACTAGTATATGCCGGAGATTAAAAATAGTTTTCTAAAGGGTAAGATGAATAAAGACCTTGACGAAAGGTTAGTGCCTAATGGAGAATATAGAGATGCGCTAAATATAGAGGTTTCAACTTCAGAAGGATCTAGCGTTGGCGTTGTTAAAAATATATTAGGTAATCATAGATTAGATTCGTTAATAAGTGAAGGTTTTACTTGTGTTGGTAGTATTGAAAACGAAAAGACAAATAAATTATATTGGTTTGTTTCAAGTTATGAAACTAACGCTATTGTTGAATACAACGTTGATGAGGATGTCTCTTCTTTTGTCTTTGTTGATAAATACGCTAATACTTCTAAAGCTGTTTTAAAGTTTCCACAACAAATAATAACCGGTATCAGTATAATAGATGATTTATTACTTTGGACAGATAACATTAACGATCCAAGAAAAATAAATATAGACGAGTGCAAAAAAGGTACTACCGATATTAATACTCATACTCAGTTAATTTTTGATAAAGGTAGTTTTCATGGAATGACTATAGACCTTATAACCGGTGATGTAGATACAAGCGGTGATTCTGTTGCTATTACAGCGGCTACATATCCATTTAATATAGTTAAAGATGCGGGTGAGCGAGTTTGGTTCGAAAGAAAACAATTAGATGCTTTGTTGGGTGAAACCGCTATTACACCTGGCTTCGCTTTATCTCATGATGATACTACGATATTTCTTGAGCACAAAGTAAAGCATTATAGAGATGGTCAGTACTTAGGATTAAAAAATATTATTGTTTTTGATGATCCAGTTTTAAGTTCTTCAAATGGAACTTATTTCCATGCTGTAGATGATTTTACTAGTTTAACTGTAATCGACGATGCTTGGGAAGTAGGCGATATTATTTTTGGGAACGATATTACTATAGACATTGAAGAACGTCATATTACAGTTATAAAATTAAAACCCTTAAACGCTCCTTCAGTAAAAATAAATCACTCCGAAGACGTTGATAGTATTAGTAGTATTCCAAATCTCTTCGAAACAAAATTACCAAGATTTTCTTATAGATACAAATATAGAGATGGAGAATTCTCTCCATTTGCTCCCTTCACACACCCGGTATTCAACGCTAAATATCCCAAGGACACCAGTGTTTCCAATGATACAAATATTTTTTGCAACAAAGACAATGCTTATGCTGTAGAGGAACCACACAATAAAGCTATGGTTAACTCTATCCACTCTATAGAGCTAACTGACTTTATTACATCCCACACGCCGGAGGACGTTGCTGAAATAGAAATATTATACAAGCAAGAG